GCCTGAAACAGTGCTAAAACTTTCAGTCGAGAAGGTGAAAATCGGCCCTCCGGCTACGTTGGCAAAACTGATTTGCACCGTATCGCTTGTCAATTTTTTGACAAACAAGGAGAACGTATATGTCGGCCCATTCAACACAGTGCGAAGCCGAGTAGTCCTGCCGCCTGCTGCTGTTGCCGTCAACGTATCAGCGTTTTGAACACCACTTGGCGAAATTTCTGAGTCTGCCGTGACCGCTGAAGTGGTGAGCGTCCAATCAACGCTGAAGTTTTCCGACTGTGGTAAAAGATTTTCACGACTGTCCTCAATGAGCAGACCCTTCGCTGCTTTAGTAATGGGGTCATAATCAAAACGCGGGAGGTTCGCATTAACGATCTGCACAAGCCCACTTGCGTTAACGAGCGTAGCAGTGTTGAGCGCCCGAGTAACGGTGACACGCGGATCAAGCACCCCATCCATGAATGTCAAGGAGAGGCTCGGGTCCACATTCACACGACCAGCAATGAAGATGTCTTTCATGGCGCGACCAGTCCTTATACGAACAACGGCGGAGCGATGGTGTAGTCCAAGGGCGAGCGGCACACTTTGCCAGTCAAATTAAAAGGAAATCCCGCCGTATTTGTTAGGCGCAGATCGCGGTTCCCGTTTACATTTGTGAACAGAGTTGCCCCTAGATTGCTTGGCATTGTTGTTGGCAGGTAAAGCAGGTTATTGTCAGTAATGAGCTTGACCGCCTGTCTTGCTCCGCCATTGACGGTGACGATTACGTCAACGCTAATGACTGTTCCGGGCTGGCTATTCAGGACAAAATCAGCAGTCTCCAGACTGTCTAGGTCAAAGCTCTCGGTCGCAGCATACTCGCGTTCCTCAAGGCGAACACGCCCAGTGCCAGAATGAGTAAAGATCGTAGAAATCGACCCCGTCGCGTCTTTCAGCGTGACAAAGCTGTCAACAGACTCAATGCCTTTTGTGACCGGAGCGTAGGCCCGAAGGTATCCACCGTTAACTCTGGCGCTGGTTGCCTTGATTGCAATTGGGATGGTGGTTGCGCCATAGAACATAGTCCCCAAATTGAGGTTTGCGTTTTGAACGTCTATCCCGATCTGAGAGCACGCTTCGATGTAAATCTCACCGATAGTTGCTGTCGTTCCGTTGAAATCAGCGCCCGCGACCTTCACACCAATAGCTTGGCTTTCTGCGGCACATGCGGTCATCTGTATTGTTGCGCCAGCGATGTGGAACCCGATACTGTTTGCAAGACCTTTTTGCGCGATGCACTTATCAAAGTGGATCACATTGTTGAAGAATCCCGTTTGGCTGTTTAGGACAAGGGGAGGCGTTGAGGTTATGTTTGAAAAATCAAAACCGTACTTGCAGCCGCGCGTCTCTACATTTCTCAAGGAAGAATAGACGGTTTTCTGATGTCTAATCCCGTACTCAAATCCTGCGATTGTAATATGCTCAAAGTGAACATACGCAGCAGATTCGGAATAGAAGCATGTTTCCGTTGCGCCGCCAGAGGCATTTATGCAGGAAAAGTTTCTAAACGTGTTTACCCCTTGCGCCGATCCAGTTGATCTTGCAATCAGTCTTGCGCCAACTGAAGTCAGTGCAAAAAGCGTTGGTGCATTCACTAGGGTTGCGTTGCTGAACGACCCTTCCCCATCGCCGACAAGGGTCAACGGCTTGTCGCCATTGTAGGTAAGGCCAGTGACGTTGTATGTGCCGGCTGGGGCGTATACTTTCCCGAACCCGTCCTGCGCCTCGTCGATAGCCGCCTGAATAGCCGCCGTGTCATCCGTCACGCCGTTGCCGACGGCGCCGAAGTCTTTGACCGAGACATAGTCACGGAGACGCGCCTGCACCGTGCGAGTGGACGCACCTGTCCCGCCTTGGGTATACTTCGTTGTGCTAGCCTGCGCAGCCTCCTGCAACGCGCCCTCGACGTTGGTCGAGGTGTAGTAGTTACCGGCGTCAGCAATGCTGATCTCCGCGGCTTGGTCGTGCTCGTCCACAAGGTCTGTTACCGAGGCGGCGTTGACCCGCATCTCAAGCAGCGCACCAGACGCAAAGCTGGCAGCCGACGAGCCGTCCTGCGCACGCACCACAGTCATGGAGTTACTAGCCCGGGCCGTGACCTTAATGATCTCGGTCGTGCCGCCAGACGACACCAGCGTGGCGTAGAAGTACTCCCCCGCCGAGAGGGCGGGAAATTGGCTACCGTCAGCCACCACGATGCCGGTGTCAGATGCAGAGATTGCCGTAGCGAGCGTGCTGGAGGCGTTGTTCTTTAGGATGACTGGCATGGTGCCCTCACAGCAGAAGGAAGTCGATGGAGTCGAGATACTCTTGCGCGTTGCCCGCAAGAACCCGAAGCTCAAAGCGGCTATTAGCCGCGAAAGGAACCGCCAGAGTGCCATCCTGCCCCCTCACCGCCGTCATGGTGTCGTCGGTACGGGCCGTGACCTTGACGATCTCGAAGTTGTCGTTGATGTCCTGCAGGGTCGCCTTGAAGTAGTCGCCCGTACCAAGCGTAGGGAACAGGGCGCCCGTGCCCGAAGCTACGACGATGGTCGTGGCCGTGCTGCTGAGCAGTCCCACCGTGGTGGTCGTTGCGTTGTTGCTGAACTTGGGCGTTGCCATTATCTACCTCACGCAAACTTAGGGGCGGAGGCGACCATCGTCCCCCGATAGTTACCAAGGTTGGCACGGGCCCGACGCTCAGTGAGCGTGAACAGCCCCTGCTTGGCGTGGTACGACGCCAACTCTCTGTCGCTCCAAGCTACACCCGGCATGACGAGCAGGTGCTGCAACGTCGAGTGCACAATCACTTCTTCGAGGTCGTTGAAGATCGTAAGGTCCATGCCAGCCGCAGTGCGTGTCGGCTTCAATGCGTAGAACATACGCATAGCATATGGCTTCTCGTCATCCGGCAACGGCAGAAGGATGTACTTATCCGGCGTGAGCTGGGTCACAGCCCGCGGCTCGGATGCCAAAGCAACCACCGCCTCGGGCAGCACAAACGGCTCGTTGTCGTTGAACAGGTTCTCGTTGTAGTCAAAGCTGTTGTACGAGCCGGGTGGTGTCAGGCTCCAGAGTACAGACGGGTCCTCGCCACTGTAGAGGTCGGCCCACTCAGGGTATTGATACAGCGCCTGCTCCAGCGTCAACTTGTGCATTGGGCGGTCATTGACCAGCGCGTCGAACAAGACATGGACCTCAGTGTCCACAGGCTTGTCGTAAACGTACTCGTGCACCCCCGGGAGCAGGTTGAACCGCGGCTGAGTGTAACGCCATGCGAGCGTGCGCTCGCAGACCCGGATCGCTGCGTCGCGGATGTGTTGGATCGCCAAGGGCTGAGGGCACCCGGGCACGTTGGGCAGGACCTTAGGCAGGAGGTCAGTGAACGCGCGAGTTGGCATCAGATCACCTCACCCTTATCCATACCGGCGTTCTTCGTGTCGGTCACTTTGCGGCCCTGCAGAGTTGCGCCAAGCTGCTGGGTGAAGCTGTCGTAGAACAGCTTGGCCCGGCCGGAGTCCACATGCTCATCGTCGATCGACTGGGCCAAGAACACGGCGCCGTCCACGATGACGGGGAAGTACACGTCCGAGATCACCGAGATCGTGTCACCAAGCGCGTAGTCCACCGGGCTCTTGGCGTACTCCCCGACGAGCACAACCCCAGCTGCAGGGCGGGGGTAGAGGAAGTACCGATCCGGGTTCTTGACGTGCCGCATGAAGTTAACCGGCGTGCCGGAGGTTTCCGTCATCCAATTGGGGTAGTTCCGGTTCATCGTCTCCCGGTCAACCTCGTTGATCGCCGCGCCGTTCTTGACTTGGAAGATGTCGAGGAGGCGGATGGCATCAACGGGCAGTGACTGAACCGCAGAGTCCGCGGTGGTCGGGATGTCGACGATGTCGGAGAACAAGTCAGGCCGCAGGATGGCCATGCGCTTGAGCGTCTGGTTGACATAACCAAGCATGACCGCATCGCTGTAGCGAAACGGAGCGAGCGTATCTTGGACGATACGCCGAACTTCGGTTATGACCTCCGCTGGTGTCATTCAGGCAAGCCCCTTGATGCGTCCGCCGACAACTCGGGCGAAGTATACACAGGTGGCTCGGGGATGTCATCAGTTGAAAGTTCAATTCGCTTGGTGCGGCGCTTGGCCTTCTCAACCACCGAGGCCGGCGCAAAACGCTCCGGGTATGCTTCCTCCTCGGTCACTTCTTCGCACTTGGGGTGCCGGGCTAGGATTTCGTTCCACTCGTAGATGAACCCATCGGCCTTGTTCCGCAGGTACCGCATTATTTCTTACTCCCTGTTTTGGTCACACCTTTGATGGTGCCTTTGTTTTCGGCAGCGTAGAATACGCTCGTGCCCTTCTTCTTGCCGTACTGCTGTTGCATAGCAGTCTTGATCTTCTTACCCTTGGCGTTCAGTGGCATGTTACGTCCTCTTGCCTGATGGTTTGACCGGCCACGACTTGCGCGCTGGGCCCGTCTTCTTGCTCGCCATGGTGCGCTTCTCCGCCGCGCTCATCTTTGCAGCAGCCGCGGCTGGGCGGCACGCAGGGTAGGATCGTGAGGACTTCTCAGACCCGGAGCGCCCGCACTCCTTGCCGGTTTTCGTATCAACCCACTTCTCGCCGAACCACTTGCCGAGTCCGCCCTTGTTCATTTCTTCACCCG